CGTGAAACAGCTCCTAGCCCCAACCCTCAGACACAAGAACTGAGATGTTTATTATATTCTCTTTTTGAGTGTTTTGATTGACTAGGTGCCCCTGTGAAGCTGGACCAAGATCTTACGGTAGGTCGAGGAACTCCCGACCACTTGGTCCGCTATGCGTAACCTATACAAGCATGAAGAGCAGCTGTCCGTGGCGTTGAAACGCCGAATTGACAGCACCTCCTATGTAATATCTGACCTCTAAAGTGTCAGTCCCATTAAAAGTGATTACGTGTTGTGTGAAGAGATTAACTTCTGGATTTGTTCCGGAATAGTTACTAAAGGTTTCTTGAGTGACTTCCGTATTTGCATGAGCTGAACCGTTTATGTAAAAAGCAATCGAGGTTGATATCTCGGTACCTCCATTACCGCCGAGAGTTCCTGAGTAACACACCCAGTAAGTCCCTTTGGGAGGAGTAAATATCTGATTGTTCGTAACGGTTATTCGTAACGGATCTCCGACCTGACCAGGAAAAGTTAAGATCCCATTCCCAAGTCCAATCGTCGGAGTATTTGGCTGGTAGTAATTGTTAGCACGTGTTGGCCCGTCTTGTGATTCTGTTTGTGGAACAAACAAATGAATATCATAAGAAACCCAGAGGTCCCCGATAACACTTGTATCTGCTTGCCCCTGAACGCAGACCAACATCTTACCACCGTCATATGTCTTCAAGTCCCCCGCTACATTTCCAGAGCGGATATACTTCTTCGGACCGATAGGCTGCAATGACTCCTTTCGGAGGCGACAACTCAATGATTTCCATGAAGAATCTTCAATGGAATCTGAGTATGATAACGCAGATGATTTTGAAGCTGGCGATTGATCTAAACTGTCATAATCGGGAACTAGCATAATTGAACCGCTAGTGAGTGTACTACATCGAGGTATATAGTTGTAGATTAGATTCTTGAAGCTATACTGTTCCCAGTTACTTGCCATTTTACTCAACCAAGGAAATGATAACATCATTCCCGGGTTGAGTACTAGAGCATGTTGAACTTTGAACGTGGAGTTTCCTAGAATTTCCCCAACAAATTCTCTATGTCTGATAACACACATCCGACCAGTATTATTGATCATAGGTTGATTGACACCCATCCTTCGACCAATAGCCAGTGGCGCCTCATCACCGCCTACCTTTCTTCTATCTCTTCTCTTCTTCTTTTTCCCTTCTTTCTTCGTATTGTTGTTCTTATTCACAACATTTTCTTTCACTTCTAATTTCCTAACACTCTGCATAATTCACGGTACTTCCTGTATGCAGACAGGGACTGTGCATCCTCAAGAACCATAAATGGGTGCGCCGTGCAGTCTCTTGGCTTTTTGTTTAGCACTCAGCGAGTTTTGGGCAATTACCTTTTCGGACTCCGTGGCAGTTTAACGTCATACCTAGGACGATTCGTCTAAAAAGTAATTCCTGAGATCCGTTTGAAGATACTAGTAGATCCCAAAGTACGCTTTGCCAAGAACCTTATCGTGTCTCTTTTCATAACATTCCCTACAGAGGATAACTCCCACCAGGTTGGAATATTGACCACTCTCTGTGCATGTAACCGAATCTGGCTCGCTGCATAAAGACTATCTCCAATATCGGAGAGGTCCACAGCGCCCTCATTCTGATAACGTGCCCAAGTCCAATTTGCCTTTTTGATATTGTTCCATGTATCAACAATATCCTCTTCACTATTCATTTCAATATCATCAACATGCTGAAAAGATCCAGGGTCAATCCAGAATTCTTTACGCTCCATAAGTTTTCGAAAAGCTTTTGGAAGAGAAAACCCTTCCATTTTTTCGAGAATCTTATCGGTCACAGGAATCCTGGATATGTAATTGTCAATTGCTGGGATCACTTTTTTGAAGTAATCCCTGCGAGAACAACCCTTTTTGTTCATTTTATCGATAAAAGCGTTACATCTATCGACTACCTTTTCATTAGGGTGGAAATTGACTGTATCGCGATCAAATTGGTACCTTTTGATCTCCCAAGGACGATTTGTTTTTATCCATAAAGTGGCCATCATCCTGTTCTTTCTATTCAGCTTTACCTCCTCACTTTCAAGACAAACTGCACCCAAGCCTCCTAATTCCCTTTTCACATAATAATCTGGTTGTGCGTAACCCTCACATTTGATATCTTTCTCAAATCTTTTCAAACAGATTTGCAAGGAAGGTTGACACCATGGAGCATCCACAACCATATTATTGTAAGTATCTATACATTCAAAGATACTAGGGCCAATAGAATTAGGGTTTTTCACATCAACACTAGTCAGAACCTTCTGGTTGAAGTATCCAAGCTTCTTGATTTCTCCCCTTTTTCCTTTCATTTGGAATATTTGTGAGTTTATCATGCAGAAGTATGTCGAGAGATAATTTTTTCCTCTCGAGGGTACTAAACCCATTTCAGTGACAGTGGGACAGAAATATTTTTCGTAAAATTTCCTATCTGTCATAAAAACCATATCATCACCATTTACAATCACATTATTCCATTGATCTTTCACACGCATCCTTCTTTTTTCATACTCTCTTTTTAATCTCTTGTATTTTTCCTGCTTCTCTTTATGTAATTTCTTTTCTTCTTCATTCATTGTATTTATCCAATGATTATCCCAAGGGTAAGGGATAATATCGTATAAACTCAACCTCACTTTCTCTAACCTTTTTCCTGTTTTTTTCTGATATCTGAGAAGACTGGTCCTATAACCGGCTAAATTCGCTACACACAACAATGGAAAACTAAGGGGATGTCCCATTAATTGTCCATTCTTCTGTATAACAGATGATCCTGGTCTTAAGATCTCTTCGACGATATCGCCGTTTTCCTTTTTCTCTCTGCTGATTTCTGGATATCGTAGTGTGGTTTCCATAGACATACTATAAAAACCGAGTTCCCCATACTTGGTCCCTTTTAAGGTCCCTAGTATAGTCGTTGAAACACTACTATTCAGATAATCAGTAGCACTCTCATAGTCCACAGAACAAAAGAAAGGAAGATCATTGCCTTTCTTCTTCAGACTCTTAACTTTTTCGAGAAGGTTAGGATGTTTCATTGTTGAATATGAAGTTGACTTCCAATCCTGTAGAAGGGCTCCTTGTAAAGGTTGTAGAACAGTATACAATTCACCATCTCCTACAGATAGCGTCCTAAACTTGGAAGGCTCTGTCACCTGTTTTATATCACAATAGGTAGGAGCATCCATTTCCATCGCCTCGTTGACACGAGCGAGTACGCGGTCAAATTCTCTTTTTCTATATTTCTCGAACCGGTACTGTAATTCCGGAAAGAAGCCAATTACAGAGCTTTGGGATTCTCTAAGTTCTTTTTCGACATCGAACGGTTTAAAAAGTGCAGTACATCCAAGATCTTTTCTTGCAGATGACGCACACGAACTAATAGATGGCGAAAACTTCGTGTAATTTGAGGACCGATTCTTTAGAGTACCCCGGAAGACTTCTTTCGCGGTATTTTTTAAGCAATCATTGATATCATGGGAAAGTAATGGCTGGTAACCAAAATTACCTGACATTAATTTTTCATGTTTATCAAGCGCCTTAACCCTACATGATATGGGCAGAGCAGGCCATGTTCTCTTTGATCCTTTTTGAAGAGAATAGATGAAGGATATATCTTTCTTCATCACACTAATATTTAGTAGAATTCGAAGATATCCTTGATAAAGGGGTTTATCATTAAAGTCTATTTCCATGGGTGGGAATGTACTATCTCCTACTCCCTTACATAAATAGATGTCGTGCCAGTATTTGATATATTTCTGGTATGTTGCAACATCATCGTCGAGAGGTTCAAGCCTTTTTACGAGCTTGTCGAGAGCATTATACAAGCGACCCATAGCTTTTGACAGATCCTTTGCATAAATGATAAACTTTAGAACAAATGGAACGATTAAAGAAACACAAGTTTGCTTAACCTTGGCAGACTTTGTTAACAAGTCAACCCATTTTTCGATCTGATTCATGAGGTGTCCTACCTTGTGTTCAGGTCTCCTTTTCATAGGAACGCTCATATAGATAATTTCGGTATTATCAACCGACGTTACGCTATCCTCTTTCTCTACGCTTTTAGAGTAAAGATTTAGGTGTTTAAAACCGTTAACTTTATTGAAACACATAAAGTTGACCCCAC